AGCGAGGCCGAAGTGCTGATGCTCTGGGAGATCGTGAAGATCGGTCTCGGCGGCTACGTCGTCGGGCGCAGCGTTGAGAAAGTGGCCCCGCAGATCGTCGCGGCGCTGAAGAAATGAGCCTGACGCCACGCGACCGGAAACGCCTGGAAGGCGTGCATCCTGACCTCGTGCGCGTCGTCGAGCGTGCTGCCCGCGAGGGCGGCGTGCGCTTCATCGTGACCGAGGGGCTGCGGACGATGGACCGTCAGTCTGAGCTCGTGCGGGCGGGCCGGTCCCAGACCATGCGTTCCCGCCACCTGACCGGCCACGCCGTCGATCTCGCGGTGCTTGACGACGCGGGCGCCGCGCGCTGGGACAAGCCCGCCTACGTCGCCTTGGCGGCCGCCATGAAGGCCGCCGCCAAGGCCGAGGGCGTCACTCTGGAGTGGGGAGGGGACTGGCGGTCGTTCTTTGACGGCCCGCACTTCCAGCTTCCATGGGCCGAGTACCCGGCTGCGCCATTCGCTGGAGGAAGTCAGCCGCCCGCGTCGCCTGCTCCACGCCCCGCTCCTCCATGAGGTGGGCGTAGCGCAGCGTCGTCTGCGTCGAGCGGTGGCCCAGGAGCTCCCCGATCTGGGCCAGCGTCATGTCGGCCTGGAGGCCGGCGGACGCGAACGAATGGCGCAGGTCGTAGAGCCGCAGGTCCGGCACCCCGGCCTCGGCGCACACGATCTCCCAGAGGTGCCGCGGCGACTGGATCCCGGTGATGGTGCCAGAGGTGCGGGGCAGCCGGGCGATCGCCTCCATCGCTTGCGGCGGCAGGAAGATGACGCGCACGGCGCCGGTCCGGTCGGTCTTGTGCTCGGTGAGCTCGATCCGGTTCTCCCGCAGGTCCGACCACCGGGCCGCGGCGATCTCGCCCGGCCGGGCCCCGGTGAACATCAGCAGGGTCAGGAAGGCCGCCTGCTGGGGGTACTGATCAGCGTGGCGCTGGATAGCGGCGAAGATGCTTCCGGCCTCCCCGGGCCGCATGTAGCGGCGGCGCTTGGCCTCCCTGTAGCGGGGGATCCCGTGGCACGGGTTGCTGTTGTGCGGCCGCATCTCCCACCGCTCGGCCAGGGCGAACATCTTGGATGCCAGCGCCAGCACCCGGTTGGCCTGCGCCGGGGTCTTCCGCAGCCCGGCGTGCAGGCCCTCGATGTCGCTGCGCGTGACGTCCTGCGCCCGGAGCTTCCCCAGCTTGGGCAGCAGGTAGCCGTCGAGCATCCGCTTGTCCTCGTCGCCGGACTTCTTCATGGCCGCGTGGCGCTCGAGGTAGATGGCCGCGAGCTCGGCCACGCTCTTGGCCATGCGCTCCTGTCGCCACTCGGCCACGGGGTCGACCCCGCCGGCGACGACGTGCAGCCACCCGCGCGCGATCTCGCGGGCGCGCTCGAGGCTGATCACCGGCCATGTGCCGATCTTGGGCCGGCGCTCGAGGCCGCCGCGCGTGCGGAAGTACAGGTAGAAGGCGCGCTGCTTGGACGTCACGCGGACGTGCAGCCCGCAGACCCGGTCGTCGTGCAGCGTGGCGCCGGGCTGGGCGTCCTTGATCAGGGCCGTGGTCAACATTGGCTGTCTCCCTTCAGTCGTTCTGTCAGGTCGCAACCAGGTCGCAACCTAAGCCGTTGAGATAATCTCAATAGCTAGGGAAATCAAGACACATAGTGACACGCCGTGATGCCCAATTATTGGGCAAAAAATGACTCTTAATCAGCGGGTCATAGGTTCGAGCCCTATAGCGCCCACCACCTTGAAAACAAACGAGTTTTCGGGTGTCACGCGAGACGGAAAATAGGGGGTCAGGAACCCGGTAGGTCGCAGATAGGTCGCGGTCTACCGGGATTGCCGCCCCGCCCCGAACATCCCCACCACCCGCTCGATCTCGTCCTGCGCCAGCCCGGGCCGCGGGAAGTTCTGCACCTGGAGCCTCCGACCCGCCCATCGCCCCGTCGCCGCGCCGTGGTACTGCATGGTCCCGCGAACCCGGCCATCGGCGCAGGCGCCATCGCGCATCGCCTTGAGCTTCGCGACGCTGGACTTCGCGGCCTGTTGGCGCAGCCGCAGCGCCTCGCGCGCGGGCGCCGGCAGCGCGCCACCCAGCAGCGTCGTGACGTCCGCCTTCGCCAGCCCGTCGACCGCGACGCCCTGCGCGTTGAGCCACGCCTCAAGCTCGGCCACCTGGCTGCACGCCGACACGCGCCCGCCCGTCACCTTGGCCATCGCCCGGTCGAGCCGGACCTTCTCTCGCTCGACGGCGCGGATCAGCTTGTCGACGGTGGCCAGGTCGATCGCCACGCCGCGGTCGTTGACGCGCATGTCGAGCGCCCATAGCGCCTGCTCGGATGCGTTCAGCGCCAGCAGGCGCGTCTCCAGCTGCCGCTCGACCTCGACGTCCTGTCGGCAGTAGGCGTGGAGCCGCGCGCGCCGCGCCTCGTCGTCCCACCAGATCACCCGGCCGTCATCCCCGACGATGCGCGGCCGCGACATCTGGAGCATCAACCGCTTGCCGTCCGCGTCCTTCTGGATCTCGAGGTTGACCGCGGCCGCCGCGTCGTCGAGGCCGCCCGGCAGCGCCATCGCGTAGGCCATGGCCATCGTGCATCGCACCTGTGCCGGGTCGAGGCGCGGCCAATCGTGGCGCGGCGCCATCAGCCGGTTCCAGATGGCGAGCTCGAAGCTCGCGTTGTGCGCGACCACCACGCCGCCCGCCGCGACGTGCGCCGCTACGCGGGCCGGGCAGGGCTCGCCGGCCGCCCAGAGCTCCACCGGCTCGGCGCCCATCGCCCAGCCCATGCACCAAGCGTCCGTCGTTTCGTGCTCCGCGTAGGCGTGCGCGCCGGCGGCCCGGAGGTCCACCGTCGAGCGCGTCTCGAAGTCGATGTGGAGGTGGGTCATCGAATGCGGGCCAACTCGCGATCGCGGACCGCCAGCTTGTCCAAGCCCTCGCCGAGCTCGATCCCGATCGGCCGCCAGTCGTTGGCCGCCAGGCGCTTGACCAGGCGTCTCAGATGCTCTGCGTCGATCCCGGCGGCGTCGGCTACGAACGCGACGTCGCGATTGGCGAGCAACCATGACCGCGCGCCCCTGCGGGTGCGATCTGCGGCGTCTAGGATCTGCCGCGCCATAGCCCGCGTCCGGGTCTTCCGCTCCCCGTACCGACGGGCCCTCATACCCGCCTCGCGGCTCGCCGCGGCCATGACAGCGTGGTCGTCCCGAATCGCGTCGGAGACCGCCAGCAAGAGGACCGCCAGCCAAAGGCTCTGCTCCGGGGTTCTCATATGTCGCCCCGCCGCAGATCCTCGCGTGCCTGGCGGCGACCGTCGTCGAACCCGTCGACGTAACGGTCCGCCTCCCAGCCGCACCACTCCACGAAATCCCGCCACACGCTGTCCGGCAGCGCGCGCGGCCGCTCGATCTTGTATCCGTCGAACTCAAGCCGGGTCGCCCCCAGCACCCTTACCCTCGCCATGCGTCTCTCCCTGCGGGGCGGCAGCGTTGCGGCTGCCGCCCCTTGATACGATTGTCACAACCCCCCGGTCACGAAAACGGATCGAACCCGACCTCCTGGCCGTAGAGGCGCAGGAGCTCGTTCTCCTCCGTCAGCTTCTGCTGGTCCTTCCCCAGCAGCCGCAGCAGGCGCCGGATCGTCGCGGTGTCGAGGCCCTCGGCCTTCGCCTCGGCGAAGATCGCCTTCCGGTCCTCGCGCTGCGCGGCGATCTCGGCGTCGATCGACGAGATGCGGTCGATGTACGACCGCACCAGGCCCGCGCTGTTGTGGCCAGCCGCCGGCTCAGAAGGGGATGTCATCGTCCATCTCCTGCTGGGCCTTACCCGAGCGCCTCGCGCGCGCGGGCGCGTCTTTGGGCAGAGCGTCGTTCCACAGGTCGTCGGCGCTCGCCGGCGCGTCGCCCTCGGCCGTGGCCATCGCCTCGAACTCGTCGGACGGCTTCGCCTTGCCGCCGCCACCGAGGCGGTCGCCGTGCTTGAGACGCTGGATGTTGTGGAGAGCGAAGGACACGCCCGTGCCGCCCGTGGGGTGCTCCCACGCGTAGGCCTCGACCGTCGCCCGGGCGTAGCAGCCCGAGTAGAACTCGTCCTGGTCGATGATGTCCTGGACCCGTTCGTCCACGATGCCCGGCGGGCCGTCCTTCTGCTTGCGGTTCGCCTGGATGTAGATGGCGCCCGCTTCGCAGCCCGCGTGCATGTCGCCGTTCTTGTCGACCAGCGTCGCCTGGTCCTTGAACGGGGTCTTGAGCTTCTTGCTCGCGACCAGCTTCTTGACCTTCTCGGCGCCGAACTTCTCTTCGAGCGCGCGCTGCGCCGCGTTCTTCAGCGCCGCGGTGTCCGCCCCCTTGGGGAACAGCATCACGAGCGAATACTGCGGCTCGGCCTTGTCGTCGCCCGCCACCCGCTTGGGCTGGAAGACCGACGCGAAAGACGCCCGGAACTGCGGCGTCATCACCTTGATACCCATCTCTTCCTCTCTTCCGTTCTTCGATAATCCTCGGCCTTTCAAACGGCGGCGCCGAAGTCCTCCGCAGCGGACGCGCGCGGCGATGCCGCCGGGCGCTTGTCCGATTCCGGTACGAGTGTGAGGCCGCTCGACTCCGCGACCGTGTAGAGCGCGATCTTGTGCTTCTCGTTCTTGCCCAGCGCCTTCTCGATCTTCGCCGGCGACAGCAGCGTGCGCGGCTCGTAGATCTCGTCTGGCGCCATCAGCAGCTCGAGCATGGCGGCCGCGCTGGCTTCGTCGCGCCACTTCCTCGTGGCGCGCTTCTCGACCAGCTTCCATCCCGCCGGCACGCGGCCGTTCATTGCCTGCTCGTAGGCGAACTCGCGCGTCGCCTTGATCCACGTCTCAAGGAGCGGGATCTGGTCGAGCGCGGCGGCCAGCGCCACCGGGTCATAGGGCAGCCCGGGTGCAAAGTCCGCCCGCGCCTGCTCGAGCGTGGCCGCGCGCAGCGCCGGGCAGATCGGCTTCGCGGGGCACCATCGGCAATGGTCGCCGGCGGCGAGCGGCGCGTCCACCGACCGCGTCGCCGCGATCGCGTCCAGCAGACGGTCCTCGAACTCCAGGAAGTCGACGCCGTGGAACGTCCAGCGGCGCACCGGGCCGTCCGGGTGCGGGCAGCGGGGTTGCACGATCATCAGCGTGACGGACGAGATCCCGCGATTGCGGAGGTTCTTCGCCTTCATCAGCCCGTAGATCAGCGCCTGCGGGTTGTTCTCGACCTCCACCGGCACGCCCTGGCCATGCTTGTAGTCGGCCACGAGGAGCTCGCCGGTCGACGGGCGGTAGCGCACGAAGTCCGCCGTGCCCCACAAATCGTCGCTGTAGTGCAGGCGCTGCTCCACCTCCCAGTCGTCGTCGGGCTGCACCTCGGCGCGGCACGCGTCGACGTAGACCATCACGGCCTCGAGCATCGCGGGCGTCACCGCGTCGGCGTCGAGGCCGCCAGCCGCCTCAAAGGTGTCGGCGAACTCGCCCGTGAGGATGCCCTGCGCCAGCCGGTGCGCGTCCGTGCCCTCTTGGGCGTACCGGCTCGAGGACTCGTTGCGGATTGTGGCGGCCAGCGCGGGCTGGCCGGCGCACGCCATCCAGATCTTGGAGGCCGAGGGCGACAGGCGAGCGTGTTCTCCGCTCATGCCGCCTGGCCTTCCGCGATCTTCGCGGCCGCGTGCTCGTCGATGATCAGCTGGAGGGCGATGCGATGATCGCGAAGGCGTGCGATCTTCGCAACGTCGGCGCCACGATCAGCCGCTTCCTCGACCGCGAGGAACCGCTCCACGTCGGCGAGGCGTTGCTTCAACGCCTCCATGACAACCTCGCGCGCGTCCATCAGGCCTTCTCCGCGCCCATCTCGGCGCGCAGTCGCGCGACGAGCTTGCTGTAGGCCTCGGCCGGGACCTCCGACATGCGGCCCTTGCCGGTCGCCTCGACGATCGCCACGCGCAGCGCGTCGATGCCGAACTTCTCGTTGAACTGCTTCATCACCTCGCGGACCTCGACCTCGGTCCACACCTTGTCGTCGACCGGCTCGGCCTCGACGGGCTCCGCGGCCTCGACGGCCTCGGGGATCGGGATGACGGGCGCCGGCGCGGCGGTGGCCATCATCTCCTGGACGACCGGCGGGCGGACCTTGGGCGGCCGGCCCGGCCGGCGCTTGGCTTCCGCCGGCGCGGCGATCGGCGTGGGAGCGGGGGCCGCGCCCGCCGCAACGGCCGCCATGCGCGGACCGAAGAAGGCGAACATCTCGTCCGCCGAATTGAACGTGAGGTTGACCGTGATCACGAGCATCTCCGTCGTGGTAAGGAAAAGTAACCTATCGTCTGTAGCGAAAAACGCAACATGATTTTTCAGCGTTGTCGGTAGAGGTCCATGAGCTCGCGGACCATCACCTCGCTGGCGCGGTGGTCGAGCGTGTCCTTGAGGCAGAGGAACTCGACGTAGACACGCTTGAAGGACGTGTCGCGCAGCGTCAGGTCAACCGCCTGCTTCACCATCTGTGGGTGGAATGGAAAGTCGAAGAACACGACCTCGAAGGTCCGGGTAAATCGGCATTCGAACAGGTTGACCGAGGTCAGCAGGTTGTAGTGCGCCACCGCCATGCGGACCTTGGGCGACGAGTTCCAGCGCGACATGTGCGAGCGGAACTTCTGGCTCTTCTGGCCGGCGAAGAAAGCCACCGGCTTCCATTCCGCCAGCGCCTCTTTCCACCATCGGATCAGCGGCGTCTTAGTGTGCCAGGTGATGGGCCGCACGAGCCGCTGCTTGTACATCTCGCGGCGGACGTGATCGATCGCGCTCTCGATCTTCGCGTAGCCATAGGTGAAGTGGTAGCCATCGGTCGGATCCACCGCGGGGAGCTCGCCGCTGTCGACGAACTCGGCGATGCGGCGCGCGGCGGACGTGCGCTCCCATCTCTGGATGCGCTCGATATACTCGGGCAGCGCGCTCGGGATGGGGACCAGCGGAACGGTGCGGACGACCAGCTGGCGAGGCTCAGGCGAGGATGTCGGTAGGGCGTTCGTCACGCGGTCTTGCTTTCTGTTCCGCTCGTTTCAGAACGTATGCCGACACCGCTGCGACGGCCAGGGTAGTGAGTCCAATGCGCGTGATCGCGCGCACTTTCACGTCTGGGTTGGCCTGCACCAGCGAGCGCAGAATGGTTGCCATGGCGTCAACCACAGCCTCCGTCTGCTCTTGCTGGAGAAGGTCCTCGCTACTCGGCGCGGTCGATCGCTGCGGTTTCTGCCGCGACGCCGGCGTACCCCGCCAGGTCGACATAGTTGTCCTCGTTGTGCGCGCCGCCGCTCTGCGTGCGCGCGATCTTGAGCAGCGCCATCATCAGCGCGACGTCGGTGGGATCGAGCTCGACCGCGGAGCCCGCGTTGCGGAGATACGCGTTCCAGAGCGCGGCGATCTTGGAGTGGTTGATGTACTTGTCCCCGTGCGTCCTCGCGCGCTCGCCACCGACGAGCTCGAGGGCCTTCTCTAGCGTGTCACCCGCGACCATGCGTTACTCCGTAGTAGGCGATGAGGGCGGCCTCTGCTCGGCCGTCGTGCTTGACCAGTGGCCACAACCGGGAGAAGCCCGGCATCAGCTGCGAAGCGCGCGCGCGGGCGCCGTCCTTCGCCGCCGGCACCGACAGCGCGGCCTTCCAGCGTTGCGGCTGCACCAGCGTGACCGGCACGCGGAAGGCAGCCAGCACGCCCAGCACGACGCCGAACGAGCGGCCGAACGAGAACATGGAGGTGACGCCCTGGCCCGGCATCGCGCCGACGCGCTCGACGAAGGCGTGGGCGAGCACGGTGCGGTAGTTCTCCACGCAGGACGCGAGCGCGGCCTCGTCGACCACGCGCTTCGATTTCGTGCCGGCCGCGATCGTGGGCATGTCGACGATCTCGACGCGGCCTGCGGAAACCTCGAGGAACGCCAGCGCGCCGCTGATGCCTGGGTCGACGCCCAAGACGATCACGGGGCCCAATCCTCTGGCGTCAACGCGACGTTGGCCACCATCGCGGCCTGCTGGACCTGCGCCACCGCCGCAGACGGGATAATGCCGCCCGTGCCGCCGCGGTCCTTGGGGTAGAGCCAGCGATAAACGCGGCTGGGTTCCAGCCCGGCGGCGTAGGCGAGGCGCCGCGGCCCGCCGAACTTGTCAACAATTCTTTGCGCTTGTTTGTGCATGGCTGCCATGTTGCGAGAATCGCGACGGTTTGTCAATGCACCGCCTACATGTCTTGACGATATGTACCGGAAAACGCAACACTACCTGCCAGGAGGGCATCATGGTCGACAAACGCTGGTTCCAAGATCGCGTCCGCGACGCGGACATCTCGCAGGCCAAGCTGGCCAACTTGCTCGGCATAGACCGCGCGGCGATGTCGCTGACGTTCAGCGGCCGCCGAAAGATGCAGCTGGAGGAGGCCGCGCGCATCGCTGAGATCCTCGCCCTCGACGTCAACGAAGTGTTGGCGCGCGCCGGCGTCCGGCTGCCCAAAGGGCCGCGCAGCGTGCCCGTCGTCGGCGTCGTCGACGCCGGCGGCCGGATCCACGACAAGAAGGGCGCTGGCCGGGTCAATCCCATCGGCGACCCGCCACGCGAGACGGTGGCCGTGCGCTGCGAGGACAGGGCGGCGGTGATCTACGGTTGGGTGCTGTTCTTCGTGCCGCAAGCCGCCGTCGCCGGCGACGCGCTCGAACGCGTGTCGATCGTCAAAGCGGCCGAGGGCACCCAGCACTTGGCCGCCGTGTCCCGCGGTTTCGATGCGGGCACCTACAATCTGCGGGGCCTGGACGGCCGCATGACCGAGAACGTGCGCGTCGCCAGCGCCAGCCCGGTGCTGTGGATCAAAGCAGGCTGATGGCCGCGCGACCCTTGCGCTGCGGGCGAGGTGTTGCTAAAATCGAAACATGCAGCCCGAACCCCCCGAGTATCTGAGCCCCCAGGAAGTCGTCGACCGGTGGCGCGGTCGCGTCGGCATGGCGACCCTGCGGAACTGGCGATGCGCCGCCAATCGCAAAGGCCCGCCGTGGGTCAAGATCGGCGCCAAGGTGCTGTACCCGCGGCGCGAGCTTGAGCTCTGGGAGGCTGCGATGCGCGTCAACCCTGGAATGGAGCTTTGATCATGGGCAACGACACCTTGTTCGTCGTGTCGGTCGCCGTGGCCGCCGCTATCGCGGCGATCGCGACTGTTGTTCTGGCAATGCGGTGGTTCGCATGACCACCGATCCCCTCCCCCGCCTTGCCCGCCTCGCGGGCTGGTGGCGCGGCGCGGCGAGTGTGCGCGTCGCCGAGGCCGCAGAGCATCCGTCGCAGAGCGACGCGCGGCGGCGGAATCTCATGCTTGCTGCTCAGTATGAGCGGCGGGCGAGCGAATTGGAGGCCAATCCATGATCGATGATCCGCAGACCCCACAGCCGGGGCAATTTTGGCGTCACCGGAACGGCATCCTGTACCGAGTGCTTTTTGTCGCAAACGAGGGCTCAGACAGCCCTACCTATCCACCGACAGTCTGCTACTACACCGCAGACAGGCCCTTCGAGCACGCCCGCAAGTGGGCTCGACCGCTGCATGATTGGCATCGCTCGATGACGCAGGAGGCCGCGCCATGAGGACCACCCTCGACAGCGACGGGACTACTATCACGCTGATGACTGCTTCGGAGCGCGTCAAGGTTCTGCGCGCAGAAATCGCACAGCGCGACGCCGAGATCGAGCGGCTGCGCGCCCGCGTCGAGGTGCTGGAAACTGCGCTGCGTCATTACGCAGAGGACGAGTACAACGGTTATAACGCACACGGAGCCTGCGCCCGCGCCGCACTCAAGGAGGCCAAGTCATGAGCGACAAGATTAAGCGCGTCACGCCGCGCGAAATAGCGGAGATGCTGATCAACGAGCAAGCGTATCAATCGACGCTGTTTGTTCTGGCGGAAGAACACGACGACGAGATCGAGCGGCTGAAAACGGCGCTGAAATCTGTGTTGGACGCTTGCGATGCTGGCCGCATGGTTGAACGTGGCGCAGGAGGTATGACCGTGGAAGCGCAGATGCGGCGGTCTGTCTACGTTAATGTCCCCGCTTTGCCGATAGAAGAAGCCCGCGCCGCGCTGGAGGCCAAGCCATGTGCATGATCGACACCAACGACGGCTTTGCCACCGTCGTCGGCGACCGCTACGTCGTCGCGCGCAAGCCCCATCGGTGCCTTGAGTGCCACCGTCAGATCGATGCCGGAGAGCGGTATTTCCGCGAAACGTACATCTACGAGGGCGAAGTCTGTCGTCACAAGACCTGCGCTCATTGTTTGGCCGTGCGTGAGTGGTTGCTGGCAGAGTGCGGCGGGTTCATCTACGGCGGCGTGCGGGAAGACGCGAAGAATCACGTCGTCGATAACCCCGGCTGCTACGACGCCAAGCTCTATCGGGCGGTCGTCGGGATGAAATGGAAGTGGCGCGCGAAGAGCGGGCGCTTGTTTCCTGTGCCTGCGCTGGAGGCCCAGCCATGAGGACGACGCTCAATCAGATCCGCAAGCACTCGCCCTGCCGCGACGACTGGGAGAAGCTGCTGCGCGGCCTGGGTAAAGCCGCAGCGGACGACGAGCCGCTGTGGATCGACCAGATCCTCGACCACAACGGCCTGGAGGACGCCCTTTGGTGCCTGCGCGCCGTCGAAAACTGCGACCGCCAGATCAGGCTCTATGCGGTCTGGTGCGCGCGGCGGGTCCAGCATCTGATGACCGATGCGCGCAGCATCGCCGCACTTGATGTCGCGGAGCGGGTTGCGCGCGGCGAGGCGAGCGACCAGGAGTTGGAGGCTGCGCGCGGGCTGGCATATTCGTCGTGGCATGCCAAGATCCGCCTGGGCGAGACGGCGTCGGCGGCGTCGGCGGCGTCGGCGGCGTCGGCGGCGTATGCGGCGGTGTTGGCGTCGGCGCCGCCGGCGGCGGCGTGGGCGGCGGCGTATGGGGCGGCGGCGGCGTGGCCGGCGGCGTCGTGGGCAGACCGCGACACCGAGCGCGCCGCGCAGGCCGAGGAGCTGCGGCGGGTGTGCAGGGAGATGAGGGAGGCAGGACGATGAGCGACGATATCCTGACCGAACTGAAAGCCGACTGGATGGAGTGCGCGTGTTACGAGGGCTCGCTCGCCGTTGACCGCGAGGTCATCGACCGCGCCGCCGCCGAGATCGAGCGGCTGCGCGCCCGCGAGGCGTCACTGTGGGAAGCACTCGGGCTGCTGACCACTCTCGCGCCACGAATGGAAATCGATACGTCCGACCCGATGAAAATGGCGCGGCAAATCGAGGCGACTGTGCGCGCCGCGCTCAAGGAGGCCCAGCCATGATCCTCCTCGCCGCCATCTACCTCGCCATCTGCGGCCTCGCCACCGCGCTGACCGGCGTCGCGCTGCTTTTCGAAGCGCGCGGCGACCACGACAAGTTCGTCGCCCGCTTGGGCGCGGGACTGCTGATCGGCGGATTGGGCGGCGTGGCGCTGGCGGTGGCGATATGAGCCTCCTCGTCACCGTCGTCGTCTATCTCACCATCTGCGGGCTCGCCGCCGCGCTGGTCGGCCCCAAGTTTGGCTTGGGTTTGCTGGTTGCATGGCTCATCTGCGTGGTGCTGGCGGTGGCGATATGACCCACCGTCCCGCCCCGCTCGTCATCTAATGATCACGATTGTCCCGATGTCGTTGGCAGAGGCGCAGAGTTTTGTCGCCGCCTTCCATCGACACAACAAACCGCCGGTCGGCCACAAGTTTTCTGTCGGAGCGTCGGACGGAGAGAGACTCGTCGGCGTGGCAATTGTCGGGCGTCCAGTCGCGCGGATGATGCAGGACGGGCTGACGCTGGAAGTGCTGCGGCTTTGCGTAAACGACGGAGCGCCAAAGGGGTTTTGCTCGGCCCTTTACCAGACGTGTTGGAGAGCCGCAAAGGCGTTGGGATATCGCAAGCTCATCACATACACATTGCAGACCGAAAGCGGCGCAAGTCTGCGCGGTGCTGGATGGAAAATTGTCGCGGAACTTCCGCCGAACCGGGCAGATCAATGGCAGAACCGGCCAGGGCGCGAATGGCAAGCGACCGTAGGACAAGCGAAAATCAGATGGGAGGCAGCATCGTGACCCACCGCCCCGCCCCGCTCGTCATCCGCTGGTGGCTGCGCGCCACCGGCTTCTCGGCGATCACGATGCCCTGGCGAGCCTGCTACTACCTCAACTGGCCCCCGCCGGAGGGGCTCGTCGCGCATGAGGCCGTCCACCTTGAGCAGGTCGAGCGTTACGGCCCGTGGGGCTTCGCCGCGCGGTATCTCTGGTGGCTGGCGCGGCATGGGTACGAGGCGCACCCGATGGAGATCGAGGCCCGCCAGAAGAGCGGCTTCCGATGAGGCTGGACACCGTCCTCGACGAGATCGACCTCACAATCGGCAGCCCGCTCAACGTCATCAGCGACTGCCTGCGCGCCATGATCGTCGCAGCCCCAGGCCACGACCTCGTGGCCGCGGACTTCGCCAACATCGAGGGCCGCGTCCTCGCATGGCTCGCCGGCGAAGATTGGAAGCTCGACGCGTTCCGGGCCTACGACGAGGGCCACGGCGCCGACCTCTACAAGCTCGCCTACGCCCGGGCCTACGGCCTCGAGGCCGCCGACATCACGAAGGACCAGCGCCAGGTCGGCAAGGTCATGGAGCTCGCGCTCGGCTACCAGGGCGGCGTCGGCGCGTTCCAGACGATGGCCCGAGGCTATGGCGTCAAGATCACCGACGAGCAGGCGGACGAGATCAAGACGCGCTGGCGCGAGGCGCACCCGGCCACGAAGCTGTTCTGGCGGCAGCTCGAGCGCAGCGCCATCCACGCCACGGAAGACCCGGGCCGCGTCACCAAAGCCGGCAAGATCCTCTTCCGCAAGAACGGATCCTTCCTCTGGGCCCGCCTGCCGTCAGGCCGCAGCCTCTGCTACCCGTACCCGCGCATCGTCGAGAAGACGCTGCCGTGGCGCGACGAGCACGGCGAGCCGGCCACCGGCCAGGCGCTCGAGTACGACGGCGTCGATCCCGTCACCAAGCACTGGGGCCCGACCGACACCTACGGCGGCAAGCTCGCCGAGAACGTGACCCAAGCCGTCGCCCGCGACATTCTTGCGGCTGCCATGTTGCGATTGGAGCAGCATGGTTACCCTATCGTGATGCACGTCCACGACGAGATCGTCGCGGAGATCCCGGAAGACCACGGCTCCGTCGAGGAGATGGAGCGGATCATGGAGGAAACCCCGCAATGGGCAGCAGGACTACTGATCGCCGCGGAAGGATGGCGGGGCAAGAGATACCGGAAATGACCACCCTAGACGCCGCCATCGCGCTCGGCCGCAAGGGCTTCCGGGTCTTCCCCTGCATCGAGAACGGCAAGATGCCGGCGATCGGCGCGTGGCCACAGCGCGCCACCACCGACGAGCAGGAAATCCGCAGGATGTGGACGCAGCACGACCCGGTGCTGAACACGACGACGACCAGGAACTACAACATCGGCGTCGCCACCCAAGGCCTGCTCGTCCTCGACGTCGACAACAAGGGCGACAAGCGAGGCAGCCACACGCTGGCCGAGCTCGACATGCTCAACGGCGTCCCCGAGACCTTCACCGTCCAGACGCCGACAGGCGGCCTGCACCTGTACTACCGCCCCTGCGACGAGGTGGCCAATTCCGCAGGACGTATCGGCCACGGCCTCGACGTGCGCGGCATGGGCGGGTACGTCGTGGGGCCGGGATCCACGATCGACGGGAAAGCCTACGCGGTCGTCACCGACCGCAGCCCCGAACTCGCGCCAGGATGGCTCGAGACCGAGGCCGGCGCGCCACCGCGCAGGGACAAGGCCGCCCGCCAGGTCGTCGACATCCTCGACATGAAGCCAGCCGTCGACCGCGCCACCGAGATGCTCACCAAGGCGCCCGTGGCGATCGAAGGCGCCGGTGGCGACCACCACACGTTCAAGGTTGCCTGCGCCGTCAAGGACGCAGGGGTGAGCGAGCTCACGGCCCTCCAGCTGATGGCCGAGTTCTGGAACCCCCGCTGCATCCCGCCCTGGAACGACGAGCAGCTGGCCGTCAAGGTCGCCAACGCCTACCGCTACGGGAAGAGGGCGGTCGGGGAAGGCTCGCCACAGGCCGATTTCGAGGCCGTGGAGCAGGGAAGCGCCGAGATCCCCACCGAGGGGCCCAAGCAGAGGCCCCGGCTCTACTGGAGGCGCTACAGCGAGATCCAGCCCCGCCTCGGGGAGACCAGCCTCGTCCAGAAGCTGCTGGGCGAAGGCGCCATGAGCGTCGTCTATGGCCAGTCCAACACGGGCAAGACGTTCTTCGCCATGGCGCTCGCCCACACCATCGCCACCGGCCGGCCCTTCGCAGGGCTCAAGGTGACGCAGGGCGCCGTGGTCTACGTCGCCGCGGAAGCCGGCGTCAGCGCCGAGAACCGCGTCGCAGCCCTGCGCCAGGCGTGCGAGGCAGCGGATGTCCCCTTCGCCCTGGTGCCCTGCCCCGTCGACCTGCTCCGGGGGGACGGTGACACGGCGCCCCTGATCGAGCTCATCCGCGCCGTCGAGGCCGAGCTCGGCAAGGTCCGGCTCGTCGTCATCGACACCCTCTCGAGGGCCATCGCCGGCGGCAACGAGAACGACAGCGCCGACATGGGCGCGCTCGTCAAGCACCTCGACGCAGTACGCAACGCCTCCCGGGCGCACGTCATGGTGGTCCACCACGCCGGCAAGGACCAGGCGAAGGGGGCTCGAGGCCACAGCCTCCTGCGGGCCGCAACCGATACCGAGATCGAGATCGCGGACGGCGTGGCGACCACCACCAAGCAGCGCGACATGGAGGCCAGCCCGCCCATCGGCTTCGACCTCAAGGTCGTCGAGCTCGGCACCGGGCCAGATGGAATGACTGTCACCTCCTGCGTCTGCGTGCCCATGCAGGCCGGCTCCGCGGCCGAGGACTTCGCCGACGACAACCCGAGGATGGGCCATCTGCTCGACGCCCTCGACGCCGCCGTGGCAGCCAATGGTGGCCAGCCGGTGTCCGGCGAGGCGTGGATAAAGGCGGCCGAAAATGCCGTTTCCGATGGAATTAATTCGGGGAATAAGGGGTTTTTGGAGGCCTGGAAGGGGTGTCCGCGGACGGACTCCCGCGGACGACAGCTGCGGACGCTGCGGACGCGCGCGGACGAAAAAGGGCTTGTACGGAAAAACAAGCGTGGCCAATGGGTTAGATTATAGCGCGGACGCCGCGGACAGTCGCGGACTTTGGCCAGGGCGCTCCGCGGACAGCGCGGACGGGGGTATATAAGAACCCCCGTCCGCGTCCGTCCGCCCCGAGATGGAATTAATTAGGGGAAAACAGGGTTTCGCGATGGAATTATTCCCGCTGGCGGGGGCAGGGGCAGCCCCGGGGTCGGGGCCTGGTGGGGGCGCTTCGGGACCGGCTGGACCAGGGCGCGGCTGGACCGGCTGGACCGGCTGGACCAGGGCGCGGCTGGACCAGCTGGACCAGGGCGCGGCTGGACCGGCTGGACCAGGGCGCGGCTGGACCGGCTGGACCAGGGCGCGGCTGGACCGGCTGGACCGAATCCGCGCGCTCAT